GCACTAGGATTGTTAACGGAGATAAGTCTTACGGATACGCTGTGTCTCATATAAGCAACACGGTCACTTCTTTTGTGACTAACACGGTCACTTCAGGTGGATAAGTTTCCTAATGATCCTCTGGAGCAAGCAGCGGCTGTAGTGGCGTTATTTGTAGTAGTTGCTTCTTTTGCTTTCTTGGTATACTTAGGTAATCAGGGATAGCTACGGGAATGACTGATCTCAACGTTGAGTTACTGCCGTGGCAACAGTCCGTATACTCTGACCCCACGAGGTTCAAGGTAGTAGCTGCTGGTCGTCGGACAGGGAAGTCCAGACTTGCGGCATGGATGCTTATCATTAATGCGTTACAGACTGACAAAGGTCAAGTGTTTTACGTTGCGCCCACGCAGGGACAGGCCCGTGATATCATGTGGCAGACCCTCTTGGAGCTAGGAAACCCTGTGATTACTGGTGCTCACATCAATAATCTACAGATTAAGCTGGTCAACGGGGCCATGATTAGTCTCAAAGGAGCCGACAGGCCGGAGACGATGCGTGGTGTTTCCTTGAAGTTTCTTGTGATGGACGAGTACGCAGACATGAAGCCTGACGTATGGGAGCAGATCCTCCGTCCAGCACTGGCTGACCAAAAGGGTTCAGCTATGTTCATAGGGACGCCTATGGGCAGGAACCACTTCTACGAGTTGTACAAGATGGCAGAGCTAGGGGATGATGAGACGTACAAGGGGTGGCACTTTACCTCTTACGACAACCCTATACTAGACCCTGAGGAGATAGATACGGCTAAGAAGTCTATGTCCTCTTATGCTTTCCGACAGGAGTTCATGGCATCTTTTGAGGCCAGAGGTTCTGAGATGTTCAAGGAGGATTGGATAGAGTTTGGTGAGGAGCCTGACGATGCTCAGTACTACATCGCCATTGACTTGGCAGGCTTTGAAGAAGTTAACAAGAAGCGAACAAAGAACACTAAGTTGGATGAGACGGCGATCTCTGTTGTTAAAGTTGGTACTAACGGTTGGTACGTTGATAACATTATACATGGGCGGTGGAGCCTTGACGAGACTGCCACCAAGATATTTCAGGCCGTTAGAGACTACGAACCCGTCAGTGTTGGTATTGAGCGAGGAATTGCTAAGCAGGCGGTAATGAGTCCTCTGACAGACCTAATGAAGCAGTACGGTAGATTCTTTAGGGTCGAGGAGTTAACCCACGGTAACAAGAAGAAGACTGACAGGGTTATGTGGGCGTTACAGGGCAGGTTTGAGAACAACCAGATTAAGCTAAAGAAGGCTGAGTGGAACACTAGGTTCATGGATCAACTCTTTCAGTTTCCAGATCCGTTGACTCACGATGACTTGGTAGATTCTTTAGCGTACATAGATCAGTTAGCCAAAGTAGCGTACAGCTACGAATTTGAAGTTGATAATCACGAAATACTAGATATAGTGGCGGGCTATTGAAATGACAAACCCTATACCTGATGAATTAGTAAAGGCTTTGGCTACCAAGCGTGTCTGGAGGCCTTTTAACACTTACGGAATCTACATTATTTCTGCTGTAGTATTCTTTACACTTGGTTACAGCGTAGCAATACTTTAAGGAAACCACTATGGCGGAGAACATCCTAAGTCCCGAGCACTTGTCAATTGAAGAGTCCCTAGAAGAGTGGGTAATGACAAAGTGTAACAACTGGCGAGATAACTTTGAAAGTAACTACGAAGAGAAGTTTGATGAGTACTACCGACTTTGGAGAGGCCAATGGAGTCCTCATGATTCTGATAGGGCCTCAGAACGCTCTAGAATTATCTCTCCGGCGTTACAACAGGCCGTAGAATCCTCTGTTGCTGAACTGGAGGAAGCTACTTTTGGCCGAGGCAAGTGGTTTGACATTGAAGATGATGTAAACGATAAAGACAGCCAAGACATCATGTATCTACGTCAGAAGTTGACTGAGGACTTTGAGAAGACTAAAGTACGTAAGGCTGTAGCAGAGTGTCTAATTAACGCGGCAGTCTTTGGTACAGGCGTAGGTGAAATAATCCTAGAAGAGATCAAGGAAATGGCCCCGGCTACTGAGCCTGTCATGGGTGGTGACTTAACTGCCGTAGGTGTAAACATTACTGACCGTGTGGTTGTTAAGTTAAAGCCTGTGATGCCTCAGAACTTCTTAATTGACCCTGTGGCTACAACTATTGAAGATGCTATGGGTGTTGCTGTTGATGAGTTTGTGTCCATGCACTCTGTAGAGATGCTACAGGAGCAAGGAGTATACAACGAGGGACTTATTGAATCGGCAGCCCCTGATGAAGACCTAGAGCCAGATCAAGACTTAACTGTGTACAACGATGACAAGGTCAGGTTAACTAAGTACTACGGACTAGTACCCCGTGAACTCTTAGAAGAAGAAGGGGTAGACGTAGAAGAAACAGGGATGTACGTAGAAGCTGTAGTGGTTATCGCTAACGGTGGTACACTCCTGAAGGCTGAAGCTAACCCGTACATGATGCAGGATCGTCCTGTAGTTGCTTTCCCTTGGGACGTGGTGCCCTCTAGGTTCTGGGGCCGAGGAGTCTGTGAGAAGGGATACAACAGTCAGAAGGCCTTGGATACTGAGTTGAGAGCTAGGATTGATGCTCTGTCGCTGACTATACACCCTATGATGGCTGTGGATGCCACTAGGCTACCTAGAGGCGCTAAGCCTGAGGTACGCCCCGGTAAGATGATTTTAACTAACGGAGACCCACGTGAGGTACTACAACCGTTTAACTTTGGTCAAGTCGGACAGATCACGTTTGCACAAGCCCAAGCCCTCCAGAGCATGGTACAGCAGGCTACAGGCGCAGTGGACTCTACGGGCATCGCGGGACAGGTTAATGGCGAGGCTACTGCTGCTGGGATCAGTATGTCTCTTGGTGCTATTATCAAGCGTCATAAGCGCACTCTTATAAACTTCCAGCAGGCTTTCTTGCTACCCTTTGTGACCAAGGCTGCTCACAGGTACATGCAGTTTGACCCTGATAGTTACCCTGTGGCTGACTACAAGTTTAACGCTACGTCTACTCTGGGCCTCATAGCTCGTGAGTACGAGGTAACACAGTTAGTACAACTGTTACAGACCATGAAACAGGACTCTCCAATTTATCCTGTGTTGCTCCAGAGTATTATTGATAACATGAACTTGAGTAACCGTGAGGAACTCATACAGTCTATGCAACAGGCATCTCAACCTGATCCACAGGCACAACAGATGCAACAACAGGCTCAACAGGCTCAAATGGCGTTCCAGCAGAGTCAAACTAATGCACTTAACGCACAGGCTGCTGAATCTCAAGCACGAGCAGGTAAGTACGGTATTGAGACTGACCTCGCGCCTAAGGAAATTGAGATCAGTAAGATCAACGCCTTGAATAAGAACTTACAAGTAGGGACGGAAGACGACAAAGAGTTTGAGCGTCGACTTAAGGTTGCTGATGTACTTCTGAAGGAGGCTGAGCTAGATAACAAGAAGTTTGAGGGTCAGGCTAATAGAGAATCAAAAGCACAAGAGAAAGAGCTATTGTCGTCACTCATGGAAAAAGAACCAGAGCAAGCGCCTAGTGGGGGTCCCACAGGACCTAGGGGGCCTAACGTAGGGCCAGCACCGGAGGCTATGTAAATGAGTAGTGACGTAACCACTTATGTTCTACTAGAGAAATTTAAACAGAGACTAGCCAAAGTAGAAGCTAAAAACGCTACAGATGGTAAAGATGGTGCTCAAGGACCTAAAGGAGACAAAGGAGCCGATGGCAAACAAGGTCCTAAGGGTCCTATGGGTCCTCAGGGGCCTAAGGGTCCAGAAGGTCCTAAGGGTTCTAATGGTAAAGAAGGTACTGATGGCGAAGAAGGCATAGGTATTGTTGATGCCTATACTTCTGCTGATGGTGACTTAGTATTTGTGATGTCAGATGACTCTGAGTTGTCTGTACAGATGCCGCTGGCAACCAATGAAGAAGGGGAGACAATTGTGTACTCCCAAGGTGGTGGATCAGGGAGTGCATCTGAGAGTGCAAGTAGTGTTACTACAAGCATGGTACAAACTGAGCCTGATACATTGTTCAGGGATGCCAAAGGCCGATTTAAGTCTACTGAAAACGTACCAAACCTAACTAACCAGCTTGAGGTTAACCGTTGGTTCCTTGAGCAGATTGAGGGCATGGAGTCTAGTGGTGAAGGTCTTACCTATCAAATACAAACAGACAAGATCCTGAGAGCAGGCGATCCGGCTATTGAGCTAGTTGGTAGTGACAACTCATTTACCAATGTGACGTTCAAGGGTGAGAATGGAATCTCTGTTTACAGTGACTTCCAAGGGATCAACATCAATGGCTCTGGTCTTGCAACTCACAACGAGGTTTTGGTAGAGGTCGGCAAGGAAGCCTCCTCTCGTAGTGACGTAGATTCCTACCTAGACCAGAAGATTGATGCAAACACTTTCTTTACTGACATAAGTGCAGAGACAGGCAAGAACACCATACAAAGATTTGGTGACGAGCTTTGGGTTACTGCCCTAGCTGATCCTGTCTTTGTTGGCGCTAAGATAGGAGGCAACTCTAGCTTCTCTGGGACTGTGACGGCTAATGCATTTGTTGGGGACGGCTCTGGCATTGTTGTAGCTGGAAGTACTTTGCTTGTTAACCGTGAGGAGGTTGCCACGCGGCTAGCGGCAATAGAGCTAGATGTCACCACGCTGGCGGCTGGCTTGTTTAAGAGCCACGAGTACCGCTACGTTGACTACAAGGTAACGGGAATGCACAGGGACTTCATACCCAATAAAGGCCAGTTTCAGTTGC